GTGCCGGACTGTTCGCCCGTTGCAATGAGTTCGATACCGTTTCGCGTCGTATATGTACTCGGCATTTACTTCTCCTACGCCGCAATTTCCGTCCAGCCGGGTGACTGAGATGGGGTGATGGACGACCAGCCCGGGCTCTGCGAGGGAGACACCCCCGACCAGTTTGGCGTTTGGTTTGGATCGATCTCGCTCCATACAAACACCGTGCCAACAAAGCCCGTGGCCGACACCCCAGAAACAGAGACATTGGCGTCAGCTTTGATTGTTACATTACCAACATTTCCGTTTGCCGCCAAGCCCGTTGTCGGGACGTTCGCATCTGCAGAGGTGGTAACCGTGCCAACTTGGCCCGTGCCAACTGCGCCAGTGACGGCGACAACCGCCTGCGCGTCGACCGTAACGGTCCCGACATTGCCCGTAGCCTGCAATCCTGTGACAGGAACATCCGCCGCAGCGTCGACCGTAACAGTGCCGACACCACCCGTGGCTTCCAACCCTGTAACAGGGACGTTTGCCGCAGCGTCAACTGCAACAGTTCCGACCTGACCTGTAGCCTCAACGCCAGTAACGCCGACATCTGCGTTGGCTTGAACCGTGACGGTTCCGACGTTTCCTGTGGCCTGCAACCCTGTAACAGGGACGTTTGCGTCACCAGAAATATCGACCGTGCCGACATTGCCCGTGGCTTCAACGCCTGTCGGGAAGACATTTGCTTCCGCAACAATTGAAACTGTCCCGATATTCCCTGTAGCCTCAAGACCCGTAACAGAAACATTTGCGTCCGCCGCAACTGCAACGGTGCCAACTTGCCCCGTGGCCGCTAGGCCATTAACCGCAACATCGGCGTTGGCTTGAACGGTAACGGTGCCCACACCGCCCGTGGCTTCAACGCCCGTGACAGGGACGTTTGCCGCAGCGTCAACAGCAACAGTGCCAGCCTGCCCCGTGCCTTCAACGCCAGTAACGCCGACGTTAGCCACACCGACAATCGTAACGGAACCGACCCCGCCAGTGGCCTGCAGACCAGTGACGGGGGCGTTGGCTTCCGCAACAATTGAGACAGTTCCGACCGCACCTGTAGCGGCCTCTCCCGTGACGACAACTGGGATAGGTTCGCCCCAAGTCCCTTGGGACCAAGTTCCGCGTCCCCAGCCCGAGATGATCGCCATGGGATATTACCCCTTAGGCAATACGGATGATCGCGTTCGATGCGTCCGCAGTCGGGAACTGGATGGTGAAGTCACCAGCAGTAGAGGTCTTGTCGCCACCGAAGGCCAGAACAACAACCGAATCGGTTGTGCCAGAGCCGCCGCCTGTCGTCGTGTTGTAAATCAACGCGCCGTTGGCGGTGATCGTTGCAGACGAAAAGGTCAGGTCGTTGAAGTCGGTGAACGCCGTGGTGCCGGAGCTCGTTGGGTTTACGTTGGTCAGCGCAGCGCCGCCCGCCGAGTATCCCGAGCCCGCAACTTCGTTCGAGGTCGAGTAGTCGGTGGTTGCTGCACCAAGAGTTGCCGAGCTCGTATAGAGAGCAAGGTTAAAAGTATGACCGCCGGAGCGGAAGTCGTGCTGACCTTCAAGCAACTGCTGCTTGAACGAAGTGCACATGGCCTGTGAAATCGCCATATCAAAGTCTCCTTATCGCGTTAGCCAGTTCGGGATGCCCCGCATCTACCAAGGCATTATACACAGTTGTGCGGTCACTGCGAATAGCCTCTCGCATATAGAAGGCCACAACGGCTTCCATATGCTTCTGATACGCCCGTGCTTGATCTCGAATAGCGGGGTGAGCCGTATCCGATACGCTGATCAACTTTGCAACGCAGCGTTCTGCAACCTCCTCAGGCGAAAAACCACGCCCTTCGGTTGTGTGTACCTTGACCACCGGTTCATCCGGCATCTCGAAGTTGAGCTTAAACATTACTGTTTCTGCCTTATGACTTGGCCAACACGGTAATCCTGCGTGACCTCTTTCGCTTCACCGAACATCTTAAGGCCCATCAGGCTTTCTTGGAAGCGTTGATTGTACAACGCCATAACGTCCTGCTCACCCTTCATGTAAATGTAAGCCTCGACCAATGCGCCGTAGAGCATCGACAACTCGGCGTTTTCGCTGAGCCAGGTCGTGCCGCTGTCAGCGCCAGCCGTCAAGCTTGCAGGGCGGTAGAAGTAGTGCAACTCAACAGCGTAGTTGCTGTCAGGCGTTGGACCAATGATAAAGTTGTCGAGGTCAAACTGAGCGTAATACCGTGGCGCACCCGTGTTAGTTACGTCAGGGTTATACTCTTGGACAAAGTTTACGTCCTTGAACTCAATGAAGTTTTTGTCGCCGTTGCCATCCGTATAGCTCAACGAATACGGGGCCAAGAAGTCGCTTGGCGCGTTCAAATACGGGTTGCTTGCTGTCAGCGTTGCCGTCTGGTTACGGCGGAACAACTGCAGCTGCACCATCTTCAGGATTCGCTCTTCCGCCGCACGAATAAACAAAGGCAAGTTATTTACGAAACTTGTCTCTGTGTTTTCAGTATAATCCTGAATCGCGGTCTTAAGTTGTGCGTATGTAAAGCTCATGAGATCACCACCGTAACTCGGCCTACCATGCCAACCATCGGACCAGCCGTGTCAACAGGAGGAAATACATTGTTGCCTACAGGCACATAGACATGCCCCGACTGCGGGTCAGGGCGAGGATTACGCAAAGCCTGTGGGTCAGGCCCCACCTTCGGCGGATATAGCTGCGGGTGCTTAGGCTCGAACTCGTCAGGACCGACAAGCGCACCCGTCCACTCCTTCCGCATATCCTTCAGGCGGTAGCGGAAACCAGAGCGGTCAGATATGCCCCATGCTTTATCGCCACGAGCGTATGCCATCAAAACCTCAAGTAACGTGCGCTAGGCTGCAGTTTGAGCGGTACTCGGTCCTCGTCCTCTTCCGCTGCCCGCATAAACTCTTCCTCGTAAACCGCCTTGAGGATTTGAATGCGCTCAGGCGCTTTCTTCATGGCGAGGTAGTAGGCCAGGCCAGCGACCATACAGGGGTAGAAACGGAAAGGCACAGCAGTCGTGTTCTGCAGTGTGTCTGCGTCTTCGATGCGACGAACATAGTAATACACCAGCTGATCTGTTGAGTTTTCAGGCGTTTGCCACAGCGTAATAACTGGTTGGATCTGGCGGTCAAAATAGAACTGAGACGGGCGTCCCTGATCTGTTTTGTTCGGGAACGTCAAATACTCACCGCGACTGATCCGTTCGACCTCGTAATCCGTACCATCTCTACGCAGCACCATTTCCAAAATGTCAACGACATCCGCAGCAAGCGTATAAGTCGACGTGCCCTGCGTCAGGGTCGTCGTTGCTTGGGTCACGGTCCACAGGTTTAAACCACGGTTTGCCCAATCAGCAAACATCAGGTTCAGAGACCGACGTGCTGTCTTGGCATCGTAGCCAGTACGCACCTCAAGGCCGCAACGCTCATACGCTTCTTCGATGAGTTCTGCGACGTCGAGGTTAAAATCTCTTGAACCAGATGTGGTCATTACATGCTACCTTTGAACTTTCCGCCACGACCTGACATGACGCAGCCGCCGTTAGCGTAGCCTTGTTTCACCATGCCACCGCTACGTTTAGCAGTTTTAGCCGCAGCTTTAAACGCTTCATCCGTGGGCGCACCTTCGGAACCAGGGCTGCGCATGCGCTCCCCAGATCCCCGGGCAATCCGCTCACGCTTAGCGTGGATGTTGGCGTATAGACCGCGCTTAGCCATTTTTCATACCCATGGCCATTTGCTTGCGGGGGCTGCACATGGACTGATCCATTTTGCCGCCACGAGCGTAGCCCTTCTTGGCCATGCCGCCTTTCTTGTAGCCTGACTTAGCCATGCCACCTTTCATCATTTTCTTTTTCATCGGAACCTCCGTGATTTGTTTGGACATTTGAGCGCGATTCATTTGGACCTCAACAGTTCTTCAAGGTGCTTAATTGTAGTTTGAGCCGCAGCAAGATCGGCCCGCAGATCAGAGATTTGACGCAGCAAATCCTCTTTTTCCTTGACCAGAGTATTGACCTGTTCCGCTAATCGGTCAACCTGGACACGCAATGTGTCGTTAAACTCGCCCCGTTCTTCACGTTCTTGCATAGCACGTTCGTGCGCTTGTTTCGAGCGGTTGCTTAAAAAGGTCCAGAGACCGCCGGCGCTTACCAGCGCAATAATAATCGGGGTCAGCATATCCATGTTCATTTTAGTTCTTCCCCTTCGAGCACGAACACGAGCCTAGTTGATTCGAGCATTTGACGATGAACGAGGTTCGCCAAATACAATGACCAGCAAGCCATCATGACCACCGCAGCGGAATGTGACACCGTTTCGATCATCGTCATCGATGTCATGCCGGGGGCGTGACTTGATATCCCACCCGGCGTAAGAGAATAATACACGAAACCAACGGGTTTGGGATCATGTAAAAGATAAAAACTCAGGACCATAGCTGATGTAACAAAATCAGCAATCAACGTGTACTTGAGGATAATCTTAGGCAACCAAACAACAGCAACAATTGTAAGAACTGACAACAATGCCCATGTCACTAAGATCGCAGTAGGCACCATACCAACAAACATGCCCGCGTAGGTCAGCCCCACGATGGAGCAAGCTATGTGTTGGGCCGGACCCGACGCGCTACGTATTGATTGATATGTACCTTTTAAACCTAGCATGTCATCACCACATCTTGCACGACCAATAGCGGGCCGAAAGTTTATCGAGCTTCTTGGTGTCGCAACCGTGGCGCGCGCGGAAGGACTTACGGCGCTTGGGGTTGTCCTTCTTAATCGTCATGTTGGCATCGCCAAAGCGGACGATCTTTTCCTTGCCTTTATCACAGGCTTTCACGACGAACTTCTTGCCGCCCGAAACCTCACGGCGTGGCTTGTTGCAGGCCATCTTCGACTTGTCTGCGCGCTTAGCCATGACTCAGCTTACTCGTAGTACAAACCGACTTCTGCGAGATTCGTCATATTGACGTATATACCGCTATTGACGATAAACCCGCTGTCAGGTATTTCGAGGTCGTTTGCATATGTATCGGAAGCGGCAACATTCTTGCACATAAGATGACGTTTCGGAGTTGCTCCCGCGCCCGGAGTGTACGCAACATACAAACAAGCTGGATCGCCAGTGATTGTGTCAGAGTTCAGCATAGTAACCGTGAAGGTATCCGCGCTTGTCACTGTGATCTCGTAGTTGCCTGATTGCGCATTTCCACCTGTCCCTGCGCTGAAGCAGATACCGACCCTATCGCCGGTGGAAAGCCCGTGACCAACATCGGTTACGGTGAC